CACACAGACCCATAAATGGGTGTTAGAGGGTCTCTTTGGACCTTCATATAAGGTTACTCAGACTAAGAAACTCATTGATGAAGGACACCTTGCCACTCTCGATATTCAATGTTTGATTCTCAAATACAAACCACAGAAGTTTGATACCTATGAAGATGAGATTCAATTCTTGATTGGCAATGAGAAAAGAAATAAATTTATAGTCAATCTTGCTGATGACTTAGATGGCAATACTCTCATCTTGTTCAGTAGGGTTGAAGCACATGGATCTGTTCTTTTTGAAATGCTAAATAAAAAAGTTAAGGAAGGCAGGAAAGTCTTCTTTATTCATGGTGGTGTGGATGCTGAAGATAGAGAACAAGTAAGAGCAATTACAGAAACAGAAAAGGATGCAATCATTGTTGCATCTTACGGAACATTCAGTACAGGCATCAACATTAAGAACCTTCACAATGTAATATTTGCCTCTCCATCCAAATCAAGGATTCGTAATCTGCAATCCATTGGTAGAGTCCTTAGAAAAGGCAAAAACAAAGTGAAAGCAAAACTATATGATATTGCTGATGATCTAACTATAGGATCAAGAAAGAATTATACACTGAATCATTTTATTGAAAGAGTGAAGATTTATGTTCAAGAGCAATTCAACTATGACATTATATCAGTCAACATAAAAGAATAAAAAGGAGGATAGGTATGATTGAAGATGATTTCTATTGTACTATCAAATTTAAATGTGGTGATGAAGTATTTGCTAAAGTAGCAGCTTCAGAAGAAGAAGATAGAACAATGCTTTTAGTCTCTAACCCCATTGTGGTTGAAGAGATTACAATAAGAGGTCAAGTAACAGGTTATAAATTTGAACCTTGGTTAAAGACAACTAAAGATGACATGTTCGTTGTTAATCTTGAAGATGTTCTTACTATGTCTGAATCAGAAGATATAGAGATGATTCTTTATTATCAAGAATATGTACGTAAATCAAATAAGACTAATTATTCTAAACTAGATAGAAAGATGGGATATCTTTCATCTGTAAATGATGCTAAAGAAGTTCTAGAGAAGCTTTACGAATCTAGCTAGAACTTATCTTTCATCCTGGACAAACCTAGTCTACAGCAGATTCATAGGGTTGTCAACTACATTAATATCTGTTATACTGACAACAGATAAAGTAACATTATGGGTTTTTCAAATACATATTCAGTCATGCCAAGACCAAAGAAGTCAGAACATTATGTAAATAACAAGGACTTTCTTGCTGCTCTGGAACAGTATGCTCTGGATGTTGAGAAAGCAAAACTCAATGATGAACCTAAACCACAGATTCCTAGATATGTTGGTGAGTGTTTTTTGAAAATCGCTAATCACTTATCATATAAACCAAACTTTGTGAACTACATGTTCAAAGATGATATGATTTGTGATGGTATTGAGAATTGTGTAAGATACATTCATAACTTTAATCCAGAGAAATCCAAGAACCCATTTGCTTATTTTACTCAGATTATCTACTATGCCTTCCTGAGAAGAATTTCTCAAGAGAAAAAACAACTTGAAATCAAAAACAAGATTCTTGAAAGAACTGACTTTGATGAAGTTTTTGATGCCAATGACCTTGACAGTGGAAATTATTCGGACTATAACAGTATCAAAGATGCTGTTCATTCTAAACTGAGATACCAATGAAGATTGCCATCATTACAGACACCCATTATGGAGCACGTAAAGGGTCTAAACTATTTCATGATTATTTTGAACAGTTCTATAATGATGTTTTCTTCCCAACTCTAGACAAAGAAGGTATCACCACTGTTGTTCATATGGGTGATGCTTTTGATAGTAGAAAAGGTATTGAGTTCAAAGCACTCAAGTGGGCAAAGAGAGTTGTGTTTGATCCTCTCAAGGAGAGAGGTATCACTATGCACCTGATGGTTGGCAATCATGATGCATACTATAAGAATACAAATGATATCAACGCTGTTGACCTTCTTCTCAAAGAGTATGATAATGTCAAAGTATATTCTTCTGCAACAGAAGTCAAATTAGATAACCTAAACACTTTATTTGTACCTTGGATTAATGAAGAAAATGAAAAAGAAACTCTCCAACTGGTTAAAAAGACAACTTGCGACTGTGCGATGGGGCACCTTGAACTCCAAGGATTTAGAGTTAATAAACAGATCGTCATGGAGCATGGTCTGGAAAGCAAATTATTTGAGAAGTTCTCTAAAGTCTTTTCAGGTCACTACCATACAAGATCAAATAATGGAACAGTCTTCTACCTAGGAAATCCATATGAAATGTTCTGGAATGATGTAGGTGACAAGAGAGGTTTCACACTTTTTGACACAGAAACTCTTGAACATACACCAGTAGACAATCCATACCAACTCTTTAAAGTCATTTACTATGATGACAATGACTATCAAGTATTTGATACAAGACCTTATGAAAATAAAATTGTTAAAGTTGTTGTAAAGAGCAAGACTAACGCTACTCAGTTTGAAAAGTTTATTGATAAACTATACACTTCCAATGTTGCAGAGTTGAAAATTGTTGAAAACTTTGATTTTGGTGGTTGGTATGATAGCAATCAAGAAGACGTTCAAACAGAAGATACACTTTCAATCTTGAATAGATATATTGAAGAAGCAGATGTAACTCTAGATAAATCTGTCATCCAAAATGTAATCAGAGAAGTGTATCAGGAGGCGTGTGAGTTGGTATAATGTTTATCATCACAGTTGCAGGCAAAGAAAGAGAAGGAGCATATTCTGTTGTTGATGAGGATGGAGAACAAGTTCTCTATATCTTTGAAGAAGAGGATGATGCAATGAGATATGCCATGCATCTGGAAGAGATTGACTATCCTGAAATGCATGTTCTAGAAATAGAAGATGATATAATGATAAAAACCTGTGAAATGCATGGCCATAGGTATGCTATAATAACTAAAAATGACATTGTGATTCCACCTGATAACGCACATGATTATATTTGAAAAAATTAGATGGAAGAACCTGTTGAGCACAGGAAACCAGTTTACTGAAATCAATCTGAATACTGATCAAACTACATTGATTATTGGAACTAATGGGGCAGGTAAGAGCACTATTCTTGATGCTCTTACTTTTTCTTTGTATGGGAAGTCTTTCAGAAAAATCAATAAGGCACAACTCATCAACAGCACCAATGAGAAGAACTGCTTGGTGGAGATTGAGTTCACAGTAAACAACACTAAGTGGAAAGTAGAGAGAGGCATCAAACCAAATATCTTCAAGATCTATAGGAATGATGAACTGTTAGATCAAAGTTCATCTGCTATTGATCAGCAGAAGTGGTTGGAACAGAATGTTCTGAAGATGAACTACAAGTCATTTACTCAGATTGTGATTCTGGGTAGTAGTTCTTTTGTTCCCTTTATGCAACTTCCCTGCAATAGCAGGAGAGAGGTGGTGGAGGATCTGCTGGACATTAAGATCTTCTCCTCTATGAATGACATTGTGAAGGGTAAGATTAGGTTGATCAAAGAAGAGGTCAAGACTCTAGAACTCAAGAAAGAATCTCTCAAAGATAAAGTTGATATGCAAAAGAACTTTATTGAGAAGATTGAAAGCAAGAGTAAGGATGATATCAAGGAGAGAGAAGATAAGATTAATCTTCTTCTGACTCTTGAGAATGATAGAATGAATGACAATGAGAGTCAGAATGTTGCTCTGGTCCAGTTGCAGAATGAACTGAAAGACTATTCTGATTCAACAGATAACCTTCGTAAGTTTGGTAGCATCAAAGGCAAACTATCCCAGAAGATTGCTGGTATTGTTAAGGAACACAAATTTTTTAGTGAAAATAGGGTTTGCCCTACCTGTAATCAGGACATTGAAGAGGGTTTTCGCGTAAATAGAATTGAGGACTCTCAAAATAAAGCACAGGAATTGCAGAAGGGTTACACTGAACTCCAAGAGGCAATCAAAGAGGAAGAGTTGAGAGAGTCTCACTTTAATCAAATATCAGGAGACATCAGCAAAGTACTTAATGACATTTCTACAAACAACACTCAGATTTCTGGGTTTCAGAGACAGGTCAGAGGACTTGAATCTGAAATTCAAACTATTACCAGTCAGATTGCAAACAGAAATACTGAGCATGAAAAGTTAGAAGAGTTTAGAGAAAGTCTTCAAGATACATATAAGTTCCTTGCTGATAAAAAAGAAAGTATTTCATATTACGACTTCACTTATAATCTTTTAAAAGATGGTGGAGTAAAATCACAAATCATCAAGAAGTATCTTCCTTTGATTAACCAGCAGGTTAATAAGTATCTACAGATGATGGACTTCTACATCAACTTTAAACTTGATGAAGAGTTCAATGAAACCATTGAAACACCCATCCATGAAGACTTTTCATATTCCTCTTTCTCAGAGGGTGAAAAAATGAGAATAGATCTCTCCCTACTCTTTACCTGGAGAGAGATTGCTAGAATGAAAAACTCTGTAAACACTAACTTGTTAATCATGGATGAGGTGTTTGATTCATCCCTTGATGGTCTTGGCACTGATGAGTTTCTAAAAATCATCAGATATGTTATAAAGGATGCAAACATCTTTGTGATCTCACACAAATCAGGAATGGAGGACAAGTTCAACCATCTTCTTAAATTTGAAAAGGTCAAGGGTTTCTCAAGGCAAGTACAATGATTCCAAATTGGCAACATCACTCTAAGAAAGAGAAAAAAAGAAAACTTAAACCTCAGGCACTGAGGGCAAGAAAAGAAGCACTACGCCACTTTAAGAAGAGGCACATGGGTCACCCAAAAGGTGACCCTTTTGTTTTATGATGATTCCATCAGCAAAAGACACATGCCAATCAATTACGAGATCAAGTCACAACTGGCAAAGCTACTTGCTACTGAGGATATCATTGTAGAGAACAGAAATGTATCTACTGCTCAGTTCAATGTTGAGACTCGTGTCCTGACTCTACCTATGTGGAGGCGTGCATCTAACAGTGTATATGATATGTTGGTTGGTCATGAGGTGGGTCATGCTCTATTCACTCCAAATGAAGATCCACCATCAAATATTCCTCACCAGTTTATCAATGTGACTGAAGATGCACGTATTGAGAAACTGATGAAGCGTCGCTATCCTGGTCTGTCCAAGAGTTTCTTTGCTGGTTACAGGGAATTGTCTGATGATGACTTCTTCTGCATTGCTGATGAAGATGTCTCTTCTATGAATCTTGCTGATAAGGTTAACCTTTATTTTAAGATTGGTAATTTCATTGATATTCCTTTCACAGAAAAAGAAATTGAGATCAGAGATCTTATTTCAAACACTGAGACCTTTGGTGATGTAATTATTGCTGCTGAAATTCTTTACAAGTATTGTAAAGAGGGTGAGGCACAAAAGAAAGTTGCTGATGTTGATATGCCTTCTAATCAAGGTGCCAAATCATCTAACAGTGAGCAACAACAAGAAAATGGAGAGGAACAAGTAGACTCTAATATCTCAGAAGATGAGAGTGAAGAGAAAAGGGAAGGTGGTCAACCTGATGAGCAAACTGAAAACTCTGAACAATCAGAAATTGATATTCATTCATCTCCTGAACCAGAAGTGAGCACTGATAATATCTTCAATGAACGCACTAGAGAGTTTAATGGTCATAATAATGGTGTGGAAAATGGTTACTTTGACCTGCCCAACATTGATCTGAACAAGTTTATTATTTCTAATGAGACTGTTCATCAAGAACTCAGTGGTTGTTGGAATCTACAAGGAACACCTATGAAAGATAATAATGGTGATGTTCATGTGTCTTACTTCACATTTGCAGATTCCCAGTATCAACAGTTCAAAAAAACTGCACAACGTGAAGTTAATTATCTTGTGAAAGAATTTGAATGTAAGAAGTCTGCTGATGCCTATGCACGTGCTGCTACATCCAAGACTGGTGTTCTTGACTGTGGCAAATTGCATACCTATAGGTTTAATGAGGACTTGTTCAAAAAAGTAACAATTCTCCCTGATGGTCAGAATCATGGTCTGATCTTTATCCTTGACTGGTCAGGTTCTATGGCAAATGAGATTCTTGATACTGTCAAACAGATTTACAACCTTATTTGGTTCTGTCAGAAAGTAAATATTCCCTATGATCTTTACTGCTTCACTAACAGTTATCACTCCATTGTTAGGGATGAACTGAATCCTGAGGATGCCAATCACTTTGTGGTTCGTGATTTCAAACTTCTCAATCTTTTGACCTCAGGTCTTAAGAAGAAGACACTTGATGAGCAGATGTTGTCCGTATGGCGTCTTGTTTTTGGCATCAGACAATATGTGGATTATTATACCCCTGCAGGTTATGGTCTGTCTGGTACACCTTTGAATCAAGCAATTGCTTGTCTCTATGAAATGATCCCTCAGTTCAAGGAAAAGCACAATCTTCAAAAGGTTCAGGTTGTGATTCTCACTGATGGTGAGGCAAATGTTCTTCCTGTCTGTCGTGAGCGTGGCAACCTGAGTGACAGTGAAAAAGGTTTGTATGCTGCTTATCCAACTGCTATCAACAGTTATCTGCGCAGTAGGAAGAATGGTCATCTTTATCAACTGAAGTATGAATACACAGCATTCACTGATATTCTCCTTGAAGACCTGAAGAGAACTTTTCCTGAAACCAACTTCATTGGCTTCAGGTTGGTAGATAATCGTTCTATTCGTAACTTTATCTCCAAGTATGAGAATGTTGATGACAAGAAAGTTCGTTCTATCAAGAAAGATAAGTTCTATGCAATCAAGAACTCTGGATACTCTTCTTATTTTGCAATGACCACTAACTCACTCAGTACTGATACAGATTTTGATGTTGATGAAGGTGCTACTAAGGCACAGATTAAGAGTGCTTTTGCGAAGAATCTTAAAGCAAAGGCACTAAATAAAAAAGTTCTGAGTCAGTTTATGGATCTGGTCTGCTGACCAATTGGCAAACTGGACCAAGGGGGGTCCAAACTCCCCCCATATGCATTATGATTACTCTATTGAAACAAACCACTGATGGCACTCTCAACTGACTACATTATCTCTTCTCTTCAAGCACTTTATGGTGACAAAGTAACTGCAGGTGATCTTCGTGCTTGGTGTGCATTGAATGGTACTACATATCAAACTGTTACTAAAAAAATTGATGATTATAAGACTGGTCGTGGTAAATGGAACCTTACTGCTCAAGAGCAACTAGAACAAACTTATCAGGCACCTGCTGTCACTCCTCCTCTGGAACAAAACCTTATTCCCCAAAAAGATGATACCTTCGTCCCTTTTGGTAACTTCAGTGATATCAAAAAGATTCTTAAGTCCAATATTTTCTATCCAACGTTCATTACTGGACTTTCTGGCAATGGCAAAACGTTCTGTGTTGAACAAGCCTGTGCTCAACTCAAGAAAGAGCTGATCCGTGTCAACATCACCATTGAGACTGATGAAGATGATCTTATTGGTGGTTTTCGTCTTATTAATGGTGAAACTGTTTGGCACAATGGTCCTGTCATTGAAGCTCTTGAGAGGGGAGCTGTGTTGCTTCTAGATGAAGTTGATCTGGCATCTAACAAGATTCTCTGTTTGCAATCTATTCTTGAAGGCAAAGGATTGTTCCTCAAAAAGATTGGTAAGTATATTCAACCTACTCCAGGATTTACCATTATTGCCACTGCTAATACTAAGGGTAAGGGTTCTGATGATGGGCGTTTCATTGGCACTAATGTTCTGAATGAAGCATTCCTTGAGCGCTTCTGTGTTACCTTTGAGCAATCTTATCCTTCACCTGCCACTGAGCAAAGAATTCTCTCTGGAATCTGTGATGACCAGGCATTCTGTAAGCACCTGGTTGACTGGGCAGACATTATTCGCAAGACCTTCTATGATGGTGGAATTGAAGAGATCATTAGCACTCGTCGCCTTGTTCATATTGTGAATGCTTACAGTATCTTTTCTGATAAGGCAAAAGCAATTCAAGTTTGTATCAATCGTTTTGATGAAGAAACCAAGGCATCTTTCTTGGAACTCTATGATAAAGTTGATGAAGATTTTCAACTAGACATTGAGTCAACTGATGTTGTCAACAATCAACCTTTCTGATATAATATTGGAGGATTATTATGACTAACACTATGTCTATGAGTGAAGGGACCAATAAAGACTGGAATGATTTTTGGGATGGAATTGGTGGTGATCACATCATCTATGGTGGTGAAGGAACTGACACCATCAGTTTTGGTGCAGCACAGGAAGTTCCCTATTCTAATTTCATTCCTGGACTAGGGGGAGAAGATACTATTTCTTTTGATTTGAATATGGATAAGATTAAATCTACCAAGTACAAGTATAGTGAGGATGCAATCCTCAATGAACTTAAAGATTACATTACTGGTACATACAATCAGCATTATTCTGCTGGTGATGACAAGATTCAGACACTGGACCTGATTGAAGCTTGTGGTGATGGTGAAGCATTCTGCAGATCCAACATTCTCAAGTATGCCTCTCGCTATGATAAGAAAGGCACTGCAAGACGTGACATTCTGAAGATTCTGCACTATGCTGTACTTCTGATGCACTTCAATGACAAGAACGCACAACGTGAAACCTATCCTCAATGAATATGAAACTTTCTGAAACTACTGTAAATCTCCTTAAAAACTTCTCTTCTATCAACCAGTCTATTCTTTTTAAGGAGGGTAGCAAACTCAGGTCAATCTCTGTAATGAAGAATATTTTGGTTGAAGCAAATGTCTCTGAAGATTTCCCCAAGGACTTTGGTATCTATGACTTAAATCAATTTCTTAATGGACTTTCTCTGCATCAGAGTGCAGACTTGGATTTTAGTAATGATCAGTATGTGGTCATCAAAGAAGGAAAGATGCGTTCTAAGTATTTCTTTGCAGATCCTACTGTGATTGTTGCTCCTCCAGAGAAGGATATCTCACTGCCTACTGAGGATGTTTGTTTTGTCCTGACCAGTCAGCAACTGGAGAAACTGAAAAAGGCAGCATCTGTCTATCAACTTCCTGACATCTCTGCTATTGGTGAGAATGGTGTAGTCAAGTTGGTTGCACGTGATAAGAAGAATGATACTTCTAATGACTTTTCCATTATTGTTGGTGAAACTGACTCTGAGTTTGTTTTCAACTTCAAAGAAGAGAATCTGAAGATTGTTCCTGGCACTTATGATGTAGTTGTGTCTTCCAAACTTCTCTCTCGCTTTACCAATCAGAACATTGATGTGACCTACTTCATTGCTCTGGAACCTGATTCTACTTTTGGTTGATGAGGGATTGGTATTCTATCTTTAATGCACTTCCAGACTCTGAAAAGGATAAAATTGCTATCCTCAGAGTCATGGAGTGTACTAATGGTGTGATTCAGCACGCATTTAGGGACAAATCTGATTTTGCACTCTCTATTGATGAAACAAGGGAAGCAATGAAGTTTAGTATGTCCTGCATGAAGAATCTGGAAATTCCTCTCAAGGAGGAAACAATTACCTTTGAAGCTGAGACGCAAGAGTTGATGCGTGAAGCAAGGAGACTCTATGTAAGTGGTGTCAAACAAGGTAATACTGAAGACTTTGAGGAATTTATGGAAATCTCAAAGGCAACAGCAAAAGTCTGTGGTATCATAAGGTTGGTGAAAGCAAGACAAATCCTTGAGGATAATGTTGATTCTATCCCACCTAAAACATTACAATGGGGTGTAGCATACTTATGTCAGTTTCTGGAACAGTAAGACCAATTGATGTTCCAATGAGGATAGTGGGCAGTGCTCTTGTGATCACTGCCTATTTTGTTGTCCTCCATGTGAATGTGACTCTTGGTGTGATGTTGCATTTTATTGCTGATCTCATTTCAGTTCCTTACTTCATCAGAACAAAGTCTTGGGATGTGGTTATAATGTTGTCATTCCTATTGATGATTTCTTTGTCAAAATTGCTATGAATATTTTTGTGACTTCTCCCAGTCCATGGGAATCTGCCAAGGTGCTACCAGACAAACACATTGTCAAGATGCCACTAGAGACCTGTCAGATGCTCTCTATTGTGTGCTCAGAGAAGTGGGGGCATGGATTTGGAACTATCCCTAAAGCAGATGGAGAACCCTACAAGACCACCTCAGGTGCCTTCAGAAACCATCCTTGCACCATCTGGGCAAACTCCTTTGTGAACAACTGGCAGTGGTTGCTCGCTCATGGACTTGCTCTCTGTGAAGAATACACAGAAAGGTATGGTAAAATTCATACCTGCCAGAATAGTTTGTTAGCAGCAAAAGAGATTCTCCCTACAGCAGATCCTACAGGTAGGTCTGGAAAATATCCCACACCTTTTGTGAGAGCAATGCCTGATGAATATAAGTTAGATATAAACATCTCAACCTTTGATGCTTACAAAATGTATATTGCATCTAAACCTTGGGTCAAAGATAACTATGTTAGAATACCAGAACGTAAACCTGAATGGGTATGAAAACAACATTAACTATTGATGATGATGGAATTCTTACATTCCCAGAAAACTATCTGGACACTCTAGGTTGGAAGGAAGGTGATATGTTAGAATGGATTGATCTTGGAGACGAATCTTTTGAATTGAGGAAAATTAATGAGTCGTAATGAGTTTATTTGGGTAGAGAAATATCGCCCAAAGACAATTGAAGATTGTATCCTTCCAGAGGGTACAAAGAAAACATTTCAAGATTTCCTGGAGAGGGGAGAGGTTCCTAATCTTCTCCTATCTGGACCTCCTGGGTGTGGTAAAACCACAGTAGCAAAAGCA